CACCTGTTGAAGGGTCAAAGGCACCCCTCTCCCCTCCTTTTGAAAAAAGGGGAGGATGCTCTCCTCCCCTCCTTTGGTTCAGCCTTGGTGTCTCCCGAGGTCCGCCGCCTCAATCGCCTGCAAGGATTGGTATCCCTGTTTGGCGAAGGGTTCCGGAATATCGTAGGTTTTCCCGTCCGCCGGGATCACCACATGCACCCCGTTGATCCCGATGGGCATCTCACTGCCCACCTTGGATTGCAACTGGACCGGGATGGAAAAGGGAACCAGCGGATATTCCCCCAACTTCTGTTTGACCTCTTGTAGAAATCGCTGGTATTCCGCTTCCGAGAGATACCCGCTCCGGATGTTCTGGGTTGTGTTGATGTGCATTTTCGGAGCTTCGGTCTTCGCCGCCTCCGTGGTTTTCTTAGCCAAGGTCATTCACCCCTTACGTCTCCGGCACGAATTCATACCGGGCGATGGCGAGTTCCTGCAACCGGATGGCTCCGAAGGCATTGACCTTCCACCCGACGGTCTGCCGCTGGTTCAGGGGGTCCTCCGATCCGGCGGAACCGGCGGGCTTCACATAGGTCTTCACGTTGCCCTCGCCGTTGATGTTCACCACGCCGTAAGCATCCTTGCCGATGAAAATCGCCGCGTGAACATCCGCTGCGGGCGCGCCGCCGCCTTGGCCGGCGAAAATCGGCGGGTTCGTCACCCGGTAGAACCGCACGCCGTAAGCCCGTCCGACCTCGAAGCGCAGGAGCGGTCCGCCGTCGCGGTTGTACTCGTAGGGCTCCTTGAATTCGGGATCGGTGATGATGTCGTATTCCGCATCCGGACCGATGAAGCAGGCATAATCGCCGTCGATCACCGGCATGACGTGGTTTTTCCGGAAATCGCGGACGATGCGGCGCACATCCTTGAGACTGAAGGTATCCCCCGTCACCAATTCATTCCGGGCCGTCCGCGTGGCCTGGGCGCTGGAATAGTACACGTTGGTCCCGTTCGCCAACACGTCACGGACGATGATGTCGAGGGTCTCCTTCGCCTGCATCCCGAGCTCCACGGTGTACTCTTCGATCAGCGGGTCGATTTCCTCGAAGGAGACCCGGTCGGAGAAGGCCATGAAATCCCCATACTGGTTCCACGTTCCCAGCACATTGGATTTCGACGCCTTTTTCCCTTCCGGTGTGACCCCTTCGGTCAGAGGCGTTGTGGCCGGTTGCAGCTTGCCGATCCGTCGGAAGTTGACGGTGTTGGTCCCGGGATTCTTCGGCACCGTCCGAACCTGCGCGAATTTGTCGTACAGGAAAATGGATTGCCGCAGAATCGAGAGCATGATCTTGTCATACCATTGCTCCGGTTTCTGGTTCGGCGCAGTAAAATCTGACGTTCTGGTCAGATTGCTCGTTGTATTGAGAACGGACACTGGGTTTCACCTCACCACACGCCGTACCGCTCCCGGACGTACTTCTCCACCTTCTCAATCGGCCAATCGGCCCGATGGGTCAGTTGAGGGGCTTGTCCGCCGGTGTGCGGCACCGGCGATTGTTGTTGCCGGCGTTTCTTTTGCGCCAAATATTTTTGCTCCGCTTCCCGGGCGGATCGTTCTTTCATTTGGTCGTACGTCGCCGCCTTGTAGGCGATTTCGAAATCGATCACCGGCAGATTGGTTGCGGGATCGACCAATCCGTTTTCGCCGATGAACCGAAACACGGCATCCAGGTCCTTATCCGAGAGGCCGTATTTCGTCTTGACGGAATCCACTTGCGCGTTGAATTTATCAATCGCCGCTTGACGGCGAATCTCTTTGTTCTCTTGTTCCAGCTTGTGCAGGCGCTTGTACACATCGACCGGGATGTTCTGTTCCTTCGCTTTTTGCTCGATCACCCGGTCCTCATACACCTGCATCAACTGCTCCGGCGTCATGCCGGATTGCGCAGCCACGCGCTCGACGAAATCTTTGAAAACCTCCAGTTCTTTCGCTTTGCGGCGCATTTCCGCAAAGGCCCGGTTCACTTCCGGGGGCTGTCGATCCATGCCCGAAGGCAGTTCCGGCTTTTCGCCCTCATCGGCCCCCCCGTCGGCCTCGCCCGTCTCGCCGGTTTCCTCGGATTCCGCCGCCTCCGGTTCCGAATCGCGGTCTTCTTCCGGAAGATCCGCGTTCGACGCTTCCGGCGACTCCGGTTCCTCCTGCGATTCCGGCTCTTCGGGTTCCGGGGGATTCGCCTCCGCCGTATTCTCTGCGTACTCCCGCTCAAATTCCGCACGCAAGGCATCCAAATCAATCGACATCATGGCGTCCTCCTTCGCTTACACCCATGCGAAATCAAACCGCCGATCCGGGGCAGAAAGGCGGCAGGATGACGGTAGCTTGTCCAGCCTAAGCCGAGAGGCGGGCAGCGACTCCGCCTTACCATAATCATCCTATACTACCATTAATTTACATCAAAAAGTAAAAGTTGGTCAATATAAAACGCCCTCGTCGAGGGCGTCAGAATGTAGGAGCCACTGGAATTTGCGCCTGTTGGTTCTGAATATTGTCCGCCGCCGATCCGATGCCTCCCGGGGCCGTCGGCGGGGCCTCCGGCGCGTTCGGGTCCACCTGGCCGCTCTGGATTTGCCGGAGGTACTGCATCCCCATCTCCATGACCTCTTGATCCGAGACGCCGCTTGCGTATGCTTCGAACATCATCCGGACTACGCGGAAGAGTTGATCCGTCTGCGTCATGAGTTTCTCCCGGTTCATGCGGGCCAAAATCTTCTCTTTCTCCGCGAAATCCGAATCCTCCACGAATTCCTCCGGCGTGATGAGCGCCGGCGAGAAGCCGTACTGCCCCTGAATCGTGAGGAGCTCCTGCGCCTCCGCCTTCCGGCGCATCCGCGACACCGGGGCCTTGGCCGACACGTTGATTTCGAAGTCATAATCAAGCCCCTGAAACGCCGTGCCCAAAAACTCCTCGAACCGGGTCGACGCTTCGGGGTTCGTCGGGTCCTCCACGATGCGCATATACCGCCGATCCACGTATTTCGTGGAAATGAAGGCGATGATCAGTCGGGACAGTTGCTCGATGTATTCCTCAATCTCCACCATCTTATCCCGATCCCGCATCGTGGCCCGGTCAATCAGGGCATCGACGCCGGTGGAGGTTTGCAGGGACCCGACGGGTTGGCCGAGGTACGCCTCGTTCAGGCCCGTGATCTCCCGGATATTGGCCTTCGCCACTTCCGCGAGATTCAGGAGTGTCGGCGGAATCTGCGGCGGCTCCGCCCACTTCATGGCCTCTCCCAAGGGGACCGTCGGGTTCACCACCCAGACGCGCCCGGGTTCCGTCGAGTACTTCATGGCCTCCCGAGGGTCGATTCCCGAATCCTTCCGCACCAGCCGCTGCGGGTTCTGGTGCAGCGTTCCGATCATGGAGACCGTCGATTCCGTCTTGTTCACCAGTTTCTGGAGGTCGATGATGAGGTCCGCCGTCGATTTCCCCCAGAAATCCTTCCGCCTCGGATAGTCGTAAAGGATGGCGAAGGGGTACATGTTCGGCTCGAGCGGATCAATTACCTTGAGCACCTTGCCGCCGGCGACATAGGTGCATTTGTACCGCCAACCCCCGACCTCCTCTTCCACCTCTTCTTCCCCGACAATCCTCTCCTCGCCGGTTTCGGGGTCCACCTCGACAATCGGTTCCGTTGTCCTCACTTTTTCCCGGTTCCAGTATTTCTCATAGTGAGAGTGAAGCTCGATTAGCCCGTCTTCCCGGTTGTTCATGTCATAGTAGTAGCTGCGCTCGTAAATCTCCGTATCCGTCCAACTGTAGCCGTCCGCAAAAAACTCCTTGAGGTCCACCCCGAACATCTGTTCAATCCATTCGCGGGGTTTGCGTTCCACGACATGGATGTACTGGCAATCCTCGAGCCGGTACGCCGTGGGGTCCGGAAAAAAGTTGGCCGGGTCGATCTCAACGACGCGGATTTCCCCTTCATATTCCGTGTTCGTGCCGCCGCGAACGCCGGTGTATTCGTCCCAGTAGACATGGGCGATGGCGGTTCCCAGAAGCAGCGCCGTCTCGAGATTCTGCCGCACGACCCGCTGGGCCTTTACCCGCTTCCACACCCACTCGTAGACCTTTTGAAGTTGTTTAACAAGGGGCGCGTCCGCTTCGGACAAGGGGTGAAGCTGCCCCGTCGCATTCTCCATCGCCAGTGCGGCCCGCTTGGTCGTGACGACCAGGTGGATGAAGTTCGTAACGGGCTTCGGAATCCAGGGCGGAATCGCTTCCCAGAAATACTGCTCTCCATTGTAAAACTTGTCGAGCTCCGCCCACTTGAGGTTCATCTTCTGCCGCTGTTCCCGGGACGCGTGATACCGCTTCATGATGCGGGCGACACGCGGGTCTCTTTCGGTGGAAGCCACGGATTATCCCTCCTCTCTTTGAACTTGAGCATGATACTCGTCGTACCACTGCGTATAGCGCGGATCGCCGACGGATCGGTTATATTCCTTCGGTTCCTTCGCCGGCACCGGAGCCACATAGGGTTCGGTGGTATGCACGATGTGTACCTCGCGACCGCGAAGGAAAAAGCCGACGGCCACCCCGGCAACAAAGGCCGCCACGACCACGAGGCCCATGAGGATTTCCAAGGCTTGTCCACCTCCTAGTGGATCAGGTGAGTCAATCCCATAACAACGGGAATCCATGCATAATACGCCGCCCAGTCGAGCGGTCGATCCTCATTATCATCCCGGAGCGCATGGGGCAGAGTGTTCTTCTTCCGTTGCATATCGTAGTACTGATACCGGGAATAACTCGGGTTAATCAGGTCTTTTGGATTGTCAGGAAGCTCGGCGATGATGTACCGGAGCGCATCCATCGCGTGGTTGTCCTTGTCGATGGGCTTTTCGTCCGGCTCCTCATCCAATTCCGCCGGTTTGTACTTGTAATTGAGCGCCTCGCGGATCGTGTTCACGCAGTTGGCGTGAATCTTGAGGTGTCCCGCCTCGAGGTAGGAGTACACCTTGATGATCCCGTCGATGAGTTTGTTGGACCCGGGTTTGAAGTAGACGCCGTGTTCCGCGTAGTGGTCGTAGAGGGACCGGAAATCCTTCTCCGACCGCTTTTTCCCCGCCGGATCGCCGACGACGAACCGGATGAGCCCCGGCGGCACGTCCCGCATCATCTCCAGCATCTTCTTGGCGTGGTACTCCACCGGTTTCAGGGCTTCGTAGTGTTCCTGATAGATGTGAACGATGCCCTTTTCCGGATCAAGCGCCGCCGCAAGGAAGACCGTCGGGTGCCTTACACTTGTGTTGCGGGTTGACCGCTTCCGCCAACCCTCTCACGGTTTCCCGTGAGGTCAGACTATATCTTCACCCCTGGGATGGGTGCCTCCCGTTTCGACTCCGCTTGGAGCCTACGGCTTTCGCCTAGTCGTTGCACGTTCCTGAATCCTTGTAGCGCCACATATATCCTTTGTGGATTCGTTGTTTACCTTGGCAGCAAAGACTGATCCCGCTGTGTTTGAACCCTGCTTTGGTTGCTTCTGCCATTGATGGATAGGTCTTTACAACCTCGTTTGTTTCAGGATCAATTTGTTCGATTGGGCGGGGTTTGTTCCATTCATCGGCCCTTTTTAACGCGCTCTTTGCTCTTTCAACAAAGGCGGGAATATCCTGTTCATCTGCGAAGCACCAGTAATATCCTTTGTGTGTGCTCCTGATCCCCCGGCAACATTGCCCTACACAACCAGGCCAGAATCCATCTTTCGATGTTTCCTTGATTGATAAGTAAGTTTTCAGCGGTTTACTTGTTTTGGGGTCAATCTGGATCACCGGACGCTTGTCCATTTGGAATTGAGATGTTTTTAATCCCGTCGCAAAAGCGTGCTTCGTATTTTCGGAGTTCGTTGCCCATTCCAGATTTTCAACCCGATTATCCAGTTTATCCCCGTTCTTGTGGTTCACCTGAAGTTTATTGTCTGGGTTTGGAAGGAATGCCTGTGCAACCAAACGGTGAACCTTCGCTGTGTACCGCTTCCCGGGGGCACTATAGAGAAGGACGATTCGGTACCCATCCGAATCAATTCCACCCTCCAAAATCTTCCCGGGCTGAAACCTCTCTTGCCCATTCTTATATTTGATGACCCTGTCGATTGAGCGAACGCGGCCTTTGCTGCTTACTTGGTAATTCGGGAATCCTTCGATTTCGCGCCATTCTTCCATTTTTGGACACCTCCTGCCAACATTTTACGCAGTAGGGTGTCCATAGTCAACAAGGATTCAGGCTTCGCTCAGGATTGCCCTCGGCTTTACCCGTTAGGGGTTCCCCTGAATTAGGGAGGTTTTACTTGGGCTAAGCAATTAACCCAAAGTCCGCCCCGAACATGCGCTCCCAGTGCGCCGGAATCTCCTGCGGCGGAATGATGTTTTCGGACATCTGGGGATACACCATCCCTTCGCTGTATTGAAAGGAGCCCTCGAGATACCGGCGAATCCACCACCGGGGCTTGCCCCGGGAAATGGATTCGATGTACCCGGGCGGAAGGTATTTGTTCAGTTTCGTTGCGGCGATGTGCACGCTGATGTCCGGGTTCTTCTCCTCTTGGTGATACTCGACATCGGAGCCGTGAATCTCGTCGGCCTTGAGAAGGATTTCTTCCCGAATCCAGCCGATGTCGGGGTTGGATGAGAGAATCCCGAGGTGCCGTTTCGTCGCCGGATTCCGGAGACGGGTGGTCAATTGATCGTAGATTTCAAACTTGACCTCCGACGCCTCCTCGATCCAGAAGCACGTAAGGTTCAACGACCGGATCTTCCCCTCGTCATCGAAGGACCGGAAGAGGACCGTATGGCCGTTTTTGACGATGAGTTTCTCTTCTTTCTTGTTGTAACTCTCGATCAAGTCATCGGGGAAACACTTCATGAACATGTCTTTCGCCGTTTCGTTGAGTTGCGGGTACGTCTGCGCCCCGATGAGCGTCGTGCCTCCGGGCGTTTCGAGGATGTGCCGGATCACCTCTTCCGCCGCCGTGCGCGATTTGCCCGAGCCATACCCCCCAAAGTACGCCTTGATCTTATGTCCGTCGGCGTGAAAGGCCGCCTGGTGGGGCTGCGGAACGTAAAGGAGCAGGATCGTCTCGCACTCGGGGCAGATGAGATACGATTCCTGCCGTTTCTTCGGAATGCTGAGCAGCGTCATCCGGCATTCCGGGCAGGAGATGCGCTGTTCCTTTTTGCAAGACGTGCAAATCCAGAAATCCTCGCCCATGTGGCACTCGTGATGTCCGCAGTGAATGCAGTTCATGGACCCCTCATCTCGCGTTCCACGTTACTTTTTGCCAGGGAAAACAGCCCAATGGCTTCGGAAAAAGTGCTGTCGCTCCATCCGGTGATGATGGAGCCGTCCTTTTTTCGGACCACATACCCGAGGAAATCCACTTCCCCCGATTCCATGTGTTCCGTAAGCGCCTTAAAGACGCTTTTGGTGTCGCAAATCCCTGTCTTCCGCGCTTTCATGTCCGAAAAATCG